TCAAGCTCTATATTGCACCCGAACGTCTGTACCCCCCCCCCCAGAAATTTCCAGTATTTCTGCGGTGTAGCGAGCTTTCGGGTACTTTCTCGCTAAGTCCCCCGCCAGCTCTGCCGATAGATTGCCTATTACCTTATCGCCCCACTTTACGTATGCGGCAGGCTCTCCGTTGTATGTGTACTTTTCTACTGTAATATCTTCACTGCCGGACATTCTGCTTAAAATATCCTGCCTGTTTTCTCCGTCCTCATTATTGAATGTCACGCCTACTACTTTCGTTCTGATTGTATCTAAAACCCTGCTACCAGATGCGGCGGCAGGCGCTGGCGTTCTGTTTCCGTTCTCTTTTCCTGCGCTTTTCTTTTTCAGTCCAAAATAGGCGCATACTGCCGCAACCACAATGCAGCCCGCCCCACCTGTTATATTTCCAGACGGCAGCGCCGTTAAACCGCTTACTGCAAATAGTGCAGCCGCTGCCACTAAAATTACCTTTTTCTTTGTCATAGTAAGCCCTCGCTTTCGTATCTACTTCAATTCTAAAATTTCATCAGCAGAGGCGTTAAGCTCTCTGCATATTTTCGCAAACATTTCTATTGTCGGTGCGTGCGCCCCATTCTCCCACCTGCTTATATCTTTCTGGTGGACTTGCAGGCGTTCCGCAAGTTCTGACTGTGAAACGCCCGCCGCTTTTCGTGCTTTCCTTATGTTCTCGCCTAAGTTCATGCCTTACCTCTCTTTTCCTTTGCTCTCAAAACGAAAGCAATAAGCAGCTTTACCAGTCCTACTACTACTAAAAATACTCCTAATTTCAAAAGCATACTCTTTACTCGGCTGTGGGTTTGTGTTATATTTTTTATAGGCGGCGGGCTTATCGCCCGCCTGTCGGTTAGGGCTTTCGCCCTAACCTATGTACTTACCGATTATGATAAGTATTATGCCTATGATTAAGTCTATCAATGCGTTGATTGTCAGGTCTCGCCATTCGATAGGCTTTTTCTTTTGTTTCTTTTTCTTACCCATTGTGCCGTTTCTCCTTTCCAGTGGCTTTGCCTCTTATTTGTTCTTATCTCCTTTCCATGATTTTATTATATACCAACTTTGGTATATTGTCAACGCTTTTATGCAGAAAATCCTATAAAATTGCAAAAAAATAGAGGGCAGGCAGCGAACCGCCCACCCTCGAAAACTTAAGCTAATCTTGTGGCATAATCTAAGCTAATCCAGCCTGCGCCACTCTTCAAGCGTCCCCAGCCAACGCTTGCACCCTGTCCGGCTTTCACTTCCACAATGGTAAATACTCCCTTTCCTGTGGTTTCTCCCGTCTTTGCATAGTTCGTGCCTGCTCCTGTTCTGATATTAAGGTCTAAAATATCTACCTGCACGCTAAACGGAACGCCTGCGCTTGCCTGCTGCCCTGCTGCGGTATATACCGCCTTGCCGTTATCATCATATACAGTATAGCCCGCCTTGCAAGCGCTCTTTGCATTTTCCAGCGACGTAAACGCCCCCAGCTGGCTTGCTGCGTCCGTCCAGCTCTTGCGCACTCTGTAATACTTTGTACCGTTTCCTGCTGCATACTTTTTATAGTATCCCTCGCCGTACTCTGCACGCTTTTTCTTTACTGTTTCGCTCTGGTCTGCTGGCTTTTCATATCCAGTAAGAACGGCATCAGATGCAGCACGCACGCTGCCCGCCTTTTCCAGTGCGTCCATTATGCAAATAAACTTTTTCCGTTTTTTCTGCCAATTACAATAAAAATTTCACGGAAAATACGTATTTTTTCTGCGTCCTGTATGCCAAAAATAACAGAAACTATGGCTTTCTGCCATAGCTCCAACTTGATTAAATCATTACGTCCCTTGCTGTGGTGACAAAAGTTCTCTATTTCGTACAGCCTCGGTATTACTGCTGCAAACGGCTGTACGTCCATGCCGCCCCTTATTACGGCTGCACCGCCAGCCGTAAACAGATAGCTTACGCACGCTTTCTGTATCTCGTCCAGCACCTCTAAGCAGCGCTCTTTTGTGGCATACTCTCCAATTTCTTCTAAACACCCGTCACTTATGCAAATTACGTGGCGCTTTTTGTCTGCCTCTGCGCCGCCTCTCTTTTTCTTTATGTCCTCGTACTCTCCATACTCTACGCAGGCGTAATTACCGCCCAGTCTATACAGCTTTTCTTTATTCTGGCTGCGTATATATACCTCGCTCATTGCCTTTATCTCCTTGCCTCTAAGTTTTCCATTTCAGAAATGCAGTTTGACGGTATCAGCTCATAAGCTGCCGCCTCTATTTCTGTAAGCGCCTCTTTGTACTCAATGTATCCCCACGCCTGCCGTGCTATCTCTGGTACGTTCTGCCGTTCCTTAAAATTTTCTATATGTAAAATCTCGTTTCCCTGCGGCTTTGGAAATGTCCCCAGTGATAACGGGCGTAAAGGGCTGTAATATTTGTGGCTCATTCCCCCGCCCCGCTTTCTTCTTTATGTTCTTGGTAGCCCTCTAAGTAGCCTATTGCCTCTACGTCAATGTCCTTGCCGTCCTTACCGTCGTTATTTATCCGAATTTTGCCGTAGTAGGCATAAATACAACAGCCGTCATAGTCATATACTCTTATGCTGCCCTCTGTGGCTGCCTCTGGTGTTTCAATAACCAGCGGCTCTGCCTGCTGCATCTGTGCTGCTACCTGTTCGTCTGTTACTGGCTCGCTGTTCTTTCCTCTGTACCAGATAGCCAGCATAAACAAAATAATTGCCAGTGCGCCTGCCGCTATAACGGCTGCGCACTGCATCAGTTTCTTAACTATCTGTCGTTTCTGTTTTCTCATAGTTTCAGCCTTTCTTTTTCCTCTTCCCAGTCAAAACTTGTGCAGGCTATGCAACGCTTGCAGCGTTCTATAGGCTCGTCGTCCCCGTCGCATGAAAATCCCAGACAAGCGCCGCCGTCCATTCCTGCTACGCCGCATTTTTTCTGCAAACTGCATTTTTTAATACGCTGCTTTATTCTGCACTCTTTACATATAACCCTTTGTCCAACTGTGCAGCCTTGCAGCCTTGCATAATACTTAGCCCATTCTCTGCTTACTCCTGTATCCTCTCTTTCCCAGCCTGTTACCCACTTGCCGCATACGTCGCAATGTACCTGCGTTGTTACTGTCCTTGTTATTCCCATGTCTGCCCCTTTTTGCCTCAAAATAGTAGTTGTCTACTATCAGCATTTTTTTTACTGAAAAGACACATAAGCCCCAGCGGTACGGTAATAACCGCTATTGTTATGTCGCCCTCTGTCGCCCATACTGCCAGCACGGTAACTGCCAGCGTTACAAGTCCATAGGCTTTCTGCTTAATGAAATACCAGCGGCGGGCTTTCTTTTCCTGCTCCCGAAGACTTTCTGCAAATTTCTCTTTTCCCTGATAAGCCCCACCGATCACAAGTATCATATCAAACATACCTCCT